GAACAGGCTGGAATCTGGTCAGCAGTTTGAAAGCGTTGTTGCTGACGTTGCGCTTGAAGAAACATTAAGAGCTGCCAGGATAGAAGCAGCTGCCGCTGAACACGCTCAACAGCTGATGAAAGTATATTCGGAGCAAATACGCTCTGAAATCGCTGAAATGGTTGCAGCAATCAACAAAACCATTCAAGATGAAATTGCTACGAAAAAGCGCAAACAGAAAGAGAAACGTATAAAAATACTACTTCTGTTAGCTACAATGGATGATGAATGAGCCAGAAATATAAGCTGTTTCAATACTGTCACGTTCAAAAGAAAGTAGTTCCAATTGAAGAAGTGCAAAGGCGAGCGCACTCAAATGCCCGTGATTTGTTCATCCAAGATGAAATGGAACCTACGAGAAACCCATTAAATCCAAAAGAAATATATACAAGTAAGAGCAAATTGCGAGCAGCGTACAAAGCTGCTGGCGCTGTAGAAGTTGGGGATGCTTATGACAAGGGCTACCAAAGCGACCGTGAATCAGGCGCTTCTGAACGGCAACTTGTAAATAAGCTTAAAGAAGCAATGATTGATAGGTATAGAAATGGAAGATAATACACCAGAAGTTGAATCAACTGAAGTTGTACCAGAGCGGGAAGCGGCAGAACTGTCTATTCGTCAATCATTAAGCAAGCAGCTTAATTATCAGAAAGACGAACAAGGAATAGAGAAAGACAGTCACGAAGATAAGACTGAAAACAGTCAGGAGTTTCAAGCGCAACCACAACAAGTGGAAAAGATTGCGTTTGCGCCACCTGCTGACATGAATAAAGCGGAGAAAGACGCTTTTCTTAATCCAACCACTGAAAACGCGCATGTTCTTCAAGGCTACCTTAACAGACGGGCATACGAGACACGGACGCAGTATGACCGCAAGATGCAAGAAGTTAATCAGCTCCGTGAACAAACTGCAAACGTTTATAACGTTATTAAGCAATATGAAGATGACTACGCTAGGGACGGCATAAGCGTTGCTGATGTAGCTAGAAGGTCAGTTGCTTGGGATAGGGCAATGAAAGAAAGCCCTGTTCAAACAGCAATGGAATGGCTTAACGCCTATGGCTTATCGGTAGAAGATTTGGCTGGTCAACAAGCGCCAGAGCCAGACAACGCCAACTTTTTGACACGGGAAGAAGCAGAGCGCATAGCTGAAGAACGTTACCAAGCCATCCAGCAAGAGCAGGAAAAAAAGGCACTTGAGTACATGAACCAGCGTACTGTAGAATCGTTCATGAACCGTAAGCCTTTGTTCCGTGACCCTGAAACAGCTTCACAGTTAGAAGCTGAGATGGCCCCCGTGGTACAGGCTTTGACTACTACAGGACGTTATAGCTCTGCTGAAGAGATCCTAGAAACGGCCTATAATTATGTGGTCAACGGTAATCCAACCTTTTCTGCTATTTCTCAAAAGTTGCAGACAGGTCCGATTGTACAGCAGCAGCAAGCTGTAGCTGAAAAAGCTAAGAAAGCTGCCAAATCAATATCTGGCTCCGCTGGTAGTGGAACTCCCAGGATCGTAACGAAAGATATTCGGGACAACCTGAGACGTAGACTTGGCGGCAGTTAGCTAATTCTTAGCCAAAGGTTGTTCCTTAAAAATAAAGGAATAATTAAATGGCTAATCTTGAAGAAGCAATTGTAGCGACTCTCTTCGATCAGTCCGATTCCATTGCGGATGAGGTGCTTCACCACAATCCACTTTTGGCTTCGCTTGACGATCAGGGTCTTATCCGTAAATTCTCCGGTGGATATGAACTCCGTAAGCCTATCATGTACAATGATGCGGCTGTAGGTGGTTTCTACTCTGGATTCTCGTCTTTCAATCTTGATTCAATCGACGATGCAACTGCATTCCGATTTGCTATCAAACAGGTATATGAGCCTGTAGCAATCGCTGGCCGTGATCGTCGTGCAAACCGTGATGAAGCAATGTTGCTTGATCTTGCTGAAATGAAGATGAAGGCGGCTATTTCCCGTCTCAAGAACACCGTATCGACTTCGCTTCGTGGCGATGGAACTGGTTCCGGTGGACTTGAGTTTGATGGTATCAAGAAGGCAGTTTCGACTTCACCTTCGTCTGGTACTTACGGAAGCATTGATCGTGGAACGAACCTTTGGGCTCGTAACCTTGCAATCAATGTGACCCTTTCAGCTTCCAACGTTCAAGAGCAGATCACTGATGCAATCAGCCAGGTAACTCGTGGTGATGAGCAGCCTGATCTTGGACTTATGGATCGTACAGCTTGGAAGTACCTTCACAGCTCATTAACCGCTATTCAGCGTATTCAGCTTCCTGCAAAGAAAGCTGTAGCTGGATTCCGTGTTCTTAGCTATGACGGCTGTGACTTCGTCTTTGACGGTGGATACGGTTCTTCAGTACTTGAAACTAATTCATGCCGACTGCTCAATACTAAGTATTGGACTTTTGACATGGTTCGTGGTGCAGACTTCAAGCCACTCGCTCCAGAGATGGCTCGTCCAGTAGATCAGGATGCTTTCTTCACGGTTATTATCGTTGAAGGAAACCTTTGCTGCTCTGCTCCTGCGCTTCAAGCTGTTATTTACGCTTAATTAGGGAGGTAACAGAATATGTCAGGTTCAGGATCATTTGGAGTTAATTACAAGAAGGTTTGGGATGGTGTTTCGTCCCCTCTTCCTGCCAAGGTTGGTGATGTTGGTCATTCTAATGAAGGAACATTCATTTTCGTAAAAGCTGCTGAAGCTCTTACGCAGTATGACTTTGTTTCTGTAAAGGATGACTTTACAGCCGTGCAAATGGACAACACCGAAGCGGCAGTTAAGTGCCGTAATTTTGGTGCTGCTCAGGTTGCTGCAAGCACTAACGAATACCTTTGGGTATGGGTTGGTGGCGTTGCTGGCGGTGGAACTGGGAAGGGAATCAAAGGACGATTGATCAACTACACTGCGAAGAATTCAGTATATACGACTGCTACAGGCGGCGTATGTGACGATGCTTCTGGTGGATCGTTCGTACTTCTTCCTGGCGTTATCGCATTGACAGCTGTAGGCGCTACCGCAGCAGCGGCAGAGCTTCAGTCAGTTCGTACGCTTTCGGTTGACTAATTATAAGGGGGGAAGCGATTCCCCCCTTTTTTAAGGAAGATATATGGCAAGCGCAACAACCTTGATCGGGCTTGGTATGCCAGCTGAATTATCAGCTGCTGTATCTGACGGCGTTTTTAGCGGTACTGTAACCCCTACTGGTCAAGTAGTGGCTACTGCTGCCGGAATCCGTACAAAGCAAGCGATCAACAATATCAATGACACAACCCCAACAGCGGCAGAGCTTACGACTTCGTTCGGAACTCCTGCTTCAGTTGGTACTGGCTTCGTAGGTATTGTGAAAGATGCTGATGCTGATACTAACTGCTTTGTGGTGGTATCAAACGGCACTTCATACTTCTACTTGAAGTTCACGAAGGCTTTGTAAGCTAACGGGGGGGGGCAATCCCCCCAATTTTTTAGATAATTTATGCCACCCAAAAGTGTTCCGTTATCTTCTATTGTTAGAACAACTGAAGATGAAGATTTGCTTAAATATGACGATGTAAATTTGGCTAAGATTGCAAAGTTTATCGGCCAAGATTCCTTAGATCAGGTTTTGGCAGGGTATAAATCAAAGCAATCTTTTACAATTGCTGACGTTCTAAAACGTTTAGGAATATCTATTAAAGAATTGGACGTAAATCCGTCCGCAGTTTTAGGTAAAGAATAGGTGACTTATGACAGCTTATACTGGAAATACCACAACCACCACCCCAACCATTCCAACGGCTACTAGCACGACAGTTCTCGCAGCGAATCCGTTCAGAAAGTTCCTTCTTATTCAAAACCACTCTGGAGCAGCTATTGGAATAGGCTTAGAGGGTCAAACCCTTACGGGGATAAACCCTTCAGCTACCAATAAGTGTTTTAATTTAGACAACACCGGCAACGCCAACAGATTGATATTTTCGAATGGATTTATCCCTGGTGGACCTATTACGGTTTATCAATCCAGTGGAGCTTCGATTAACACTGTTACGGTTATTGAAGGTTAGTGCTATACAGTATTTACGCAATTTTGCGTGATTACTACGGAGATTATATATGGCACAGATTGATTGGCAATCAGTCATGACGGGGAATACACAGCCTAAAAAGCGTTACTCTGGCGCTAACGTTAAGTTCTTTTACGCTTATAACGAGAATCGTGAAAAGTCTTTGCAAGAGGGGCGACCCATATTCGACGAGATTCCTTCGATTTCGATTCAGTGGCCTGGACAGGATGAGACGGTTAGACGGATTGAACCCCAGGATATTCAAGACTATCCAGAAATGTATGCCCGTTTTAAGGCTGGCAGTGAGCCTGTAAGCGAAGGCACGCCAATAGCTGAATGGCCTATGATGAGCGGTAGCGCAATGCGTGAGCTGCAATATCTTGGCTTTAAGACGGTAGAACAGCTGGCAACCGCAACGGACGAAGCAAAGCGTAAACTTGGCCCCTTGTCTAAGTTTTCTAAACTGGCAAAAGATTGGTTAGACGCTGCACACTCCGATCAGAACGAAGTGGTTAAGCTTCGTCAACTGCTTGAGCGTGAGCAAGCACGAACAGCGAGTTTGGAGAACAAACTTGAACTGTTCATGCAACGTGTAGAAGCCAGCGAAGGAATATCCCTTCGTGCCGAAAGAAAGGGGGTGATCCAATCTGTTCCAGATGAAGCCCTAGAAGAAGGCATTATTGAAGCGCAGGATGAACTTGATTCTGCGCCACGAAGAGGACGGCCACGAAAGGTATGACGATAGCCACGGTTATTACAAATGTTGCAAACGAAGCTGGATATACGGTTGAATCCAACATCCTTACTTCTAATGAAACAACTACTAAGCAGTTAGTTGCGATTGCTAACCGTATTAACCGTGACATATTTGAAGCCTATCCATGGCCTAAATGCTATGCTTCAGGGTCAATTACGCTGGCAACTAATACGGCTTCGTATGCGTTGCCAGCGGCCTTTTCATGGTCACAATACGAAACCTTTTGGAACTCTTCGACTCGTTGGCGAATCTTAGGGCCAATGAGCGAGCAGGACTATGCTGACATTAGGGGTTTCGGACTCAATCCAACTATTTATCAGCGGTATCAGATTCGGGGAATCACAAATACAGAACTGCTGATTAGTCCTACTCCCACCAGCGCAAACAACGGTGATGTAGTTATATTTGAATATATTGCGGATAGAAGCGTTAAGCCTAAAACCTGGACAGCTTCAACTTCATTTGCTGCCAATTCTTACTGCTTCTATAACGGCAATTACTATCAAACCACAGCTGGTGGAACGACTGGTAGCACGCCACCAACGCATACTAGCGGCAGCGTATCTGACGGTGGTGTTACTTGGAATTATTACAATGGTGCTTACAATACGTTTCTTGCTGATACTGATGTAAGCATTTTCAATGAAAAGCTTTTAGAGCAAGGCATACTAGAAAGGTTTGCTGAGATTCACGGACTTGATAGCATTCGGCCACGATTTGATATGCAACTTCATGAAGAGTTTAGCCGTGATCAAGTTGGCAAGGTTATTTATGCTGGTGGGCAAACACGGGAAAACATGTTTGCTAGAAGCGGTGTAGCTGTATTTGGTACATGGATTTAGCGATATGATGCAAGAGCCACAATTAGCGCAAACAGATCCTAAACTTTATTACCTTTGGCTCAAATCCCAAGGCATGTCACCAATGCAAGCCGTTCAGATGGTTGAACAGCGATTTGGTCCACCTAAATCAGATGAGCAGATAAAGAAAGAAAATGCCAAGAAACAGCAGCAAGCAGAACTAGCGCAAGTAGGAGGCGTGGTTGGAGGAACGGCTCTTACGGGTTGGGTTATGGATGGCATGAAGATGCCTGGATTCTTAAAACCAACTCCTAAGCCAACTTCTACGCCTACTGCACCTACAGCCAACGCTCCAATGCCAAGTGCTCCAACTCCTGGGTCTGTTGGCACCGGCGCAGGTTCGTTCTCTAAGAACTTCACTCCAATAGATCCTGGAAAATTACCCGCTGGACAGTCTGTACCAGAGGGTATGACGCCTATTCGCAGTAACGTTGACGGTAGCGTGCAAGTAGTCCCGACAGATAGTCTTGCTGATGAAGGCTTTATGAACTCGGTTAACTGGGACGCTGCGGGAACTGGAGCATTGGCAGTTCTCTCTGCATATAACGCCTATAAATCGTATCAATCTGGCGATAAGGTTGGCGCAGGATTATCTGGCGCATCCGCAGTAAGCTTAGGAGCAAACGCTCTTGGCCAGGCAGGAGTTAATTTTGGAGGACAGCAAACACTCGGCGCAGCGGCTCCGTATCTTGGTGCTGCTGCTGGAGCTTATCAAGGCTATCAAACTGCCAAGATGATTGGTGACACTGCTGCTGGCTCACAACGGACACGAAACGCTGCTCTTGGTGGAGCTTCTTCTGGAGCTATGATTGGAGGTGCGGTTGGTGGTCCTATTGGACTT